AGAAATATCAGACAAAACAAAGTCTTTGTTTTTTTCACCTTTTAACAAAAACTTTCTTATTGTTTCACTCATAGTTTCTCGCCTCTTGTTTCTATTTTATACCCTAACTTTTTGATTTCATCGATCACTGGTTGCTGTAAGGTTTTAAGCCCCGCGATCCGTGAAAAACTTTTAGATTTTTCACACACGGGGTAAATTCTATTTACCCCGTAGATGTTTTTTATTTGAACGATTAGTTTCATTATCGTCCTGCTCTTTTTTTAATTTGAACAAGTTCAATTTCTCTGTTTGAGTCTTGTTCTAAATCTTTCCAAGTTGAACCATTAAGAACTTGGTCAACAATCTCTCTGATTGGTTTATCACTATGACCATTACTATCTAGCCATTGAATAACATCAACCAAAGCTGAATGTTGTTTAAAGATTCTTTCATTTGTTTTTTGCATTTTGTCTCCTTTTGTTATTTACAATTAGATTAACAAGTTATAACTTAAAAGCATTAGGCAAAATGTCGCACCTCGATTCGCGAATCGTAGGGATCCTAAAAGGTTGTCAATATGACAAATTGCCGCACCCCCTGCGACCTTTTGTCGCACGTTGGCCGCGGGCCCACCCTATACCCAACTTTTAGACATTCACTTGCTAAAAATAGAAAATGGTATTAAGCTATGGGGGTACCCCTAAAAATTGAAATTTTGGTACAAAACAGAAGCCTAAAAAAATTCTGCAAAAATTTTTATGAAACAAGAATTAATTGATAAGCTACCTCCTGACGTTAAAAAAGAGTTCATGAAGTATGCTATCAAGCTCTCTGAGAAGAAAACTCAAAGCAAAGTTAAAAATGATTTTCTAGCCTTTGTAAAACATGTATGGCCTGAATTTATTGAAGGCAAACATCATACAGAGATAGCAGAAAAGTTTAATCGTTTAGCAAGTGGTGAGTGCAAACGATTAATCATCAATATGCCCCCTAGGCATACAAAGTCAGAGTTTGCGTCTTATCTCTTACCCTCTTGGATGGTAGGACGTAAACCTGATTTAAAAATTATTCAAACGACCCACACCACTGAATTAGCGATCCGCTTTGGACGTAAAGCTAAAAATTTAATTGATACTCCCGAATACCAATCCGTTTTCAAAACAAGACTACGAGAAGATTCACAAGCCGCGGGCAAATGGGAAACAGAGCAAGGTGGTGAATATTATGCAGCGGGTGTTGGATCAGCCATCACGGGCCGTGGTGCGGATTTACTTATCATCGATGACCCACACTCTGAACAAGACGCGTTAAACACACAAGCACTAGAACGTGCTTACGAATGGTATACATCAGGACCACGTCAACGTTTACAACCAGGTGGATCAATCGTGGTTGTCATGACGAGATGGAATACAAAAGATTTAACCGGTATGTTAATTAAATCTCAAAAAGAATTAAAATCAGATCAGTGGGAAGTTATAGAATTTCCAGCGATCATGCCATCAGGTGAACCAGTCTGGCCACAATATTGGAAACTTGATGAGTTAGAATCTGTCAAAGCGTCATTGTCCTTGGCTAAATGGAACGCACAATGGATGCAAGATCCAACGGCAGAAGAGGGATCTATCATTAAACGTGAGTGGTGGAATATTTGGGAGAAAGGTTATATTCCAAAATTAGAACATATCATTCAAAGTTATGATACGGCTTTTCTTAAAAAAGAATCTGCCGACTATTCGGCGATTACAACATGGGGCGTTTTTTATCCGAACGAGGACAGCGGACCGGCTCTTATTCTGTTAGATTCACATAAAGAACGATTAGAGTTTCCTGAACTGCGTAAAGTTGCTTTTGAGCAATATAAGTATTGGAATCCTGATACGGTCATTATTGAGGGCAAAGCTTCTGGAATGCCATTAACATATGAGTTGCGAAAGATGGGGATACCTGTTATAAATTTCACTCCTAGCAAAGGTAACGATAAACATGCTAGGGTAAACGCCGTTGCCCCACTATTTGAGTCAGGGCAAATTTGGGCGCCTGATCATAAGTTTGCAGAAGAGGTGATTGAAGAATGTGCAGCGTTTCCGTATGGAGACAATGACGATTTAGTTGACAGTATGACTCAAGCTGTGATGCGGTTTAGACAGGGAGGTTTCATCACGCATCCAGAGGATGAAAAAAATGAAAACAAGTTTAGAAAACAGAATCCAGAGTATTATTAATCTATGCCATTAGCCGCACCCCTTATATTACCCTTTGCAGAATTAGCTGGTATTACCATCGCCGGTTTAGGTATGGCTGCAGCGTCTAAAAAGGTCAGTGACTTTATTTCTGATAATCCTGAAACAAGTATGCAAATTTTAACGATGTTAGTTCCAGGTGGTCAGGGACTTAATACATTATTTAAAAAGAAAGCAAGTGTCACTCTTGAAGATGTTGAAGACATGACAGATGAAGAAGCTCAAAATTTATCAAAAGAAGATAAAGCAGAAATTATGAAAGAGGTAGGTAAAAGTAAAGGTGGAGATAAACGACAAAGAATGATTGAGATATCAGAGAAGTTAGGTTTGTCAGGTGAAGGTAAAGAGAGACAAAAAATATTTGATGAAGTAGAAGAAAGATATGATGAAGGCGGCGTTGAAGATGCACCTAAACCAAAGTTTGATTATAAAAAATTTTTTAGAAATAGAAACGCGGACGGTGGTAGAGTTCCATATCAATCAGGTGGTATTATAGGCGAAGTACAAAATTTAATTAACGCAGGATTAAAAAAAGGATCTAATATTGGTAACTTTATTTTAGGAGCTGCATCAGGTGTGCCTGGTCTAGGGTTAGTATTAGGAGGATTACAAAATGTATTTAACAATCCTAACATGGGACAATTACAAAGTCGTGATGCAACTAATTTATTTTTACAAGAATCAGGTGATACTGTAGATAGTCTCGGTAGGTTAACAAGCGGTATTATGCAAGGTTATAATGCTAACTTTAATTTAGCACCTAGAGCTCAAGCTAGATTAAATCAAATTAAAGGATTAGCTGCTCTTCAACCTTATGATGTAAACAGAATTGCACAACGTGAAGAAAAAATAAGAGCGTTAGAAGAATTTTTAAGACAACAAGAGGCTGCACAAATTAAAGCAGGAGCAAACACTTTTGCTGGAAGAGATGCAAGTTTAAATCAAGGAGAAGGCGGAGCTTATTCTGGTATGGGAGATCAAGGTGCAACAACAGCTAATTTCTCAGGAGACTTTGCAACAGACTCTTTGAGTTATGATCTTAAAGATGGTGGTTTAATAACACTTTTTGTGGAGACTAAATAATGAATATAAAATACAACGACGTTATTGGAGCTTTTGTTAATACAGCAAACGATGAGCCTGTAACGCAAGCAGAATTATTGGCATGGGCTGCAGAAAACCCATTACCCATTGATGAACCTAAAAAGTCAAACCCAGCTTTAATGAACGAAGTTATTGAAAGTTTGACAGTTAAAGAAACACCTGATACTACTGAAGTAGGTGTTGAAACAATTACAGATAAAGGATAAAATATCTCATGGCTACAATAGATAAATCTTTGCCCAATCAAAAAACGACTGTAGAGCTTCCAGGAGAAGCGGAGATCGAAGAAGCAGTAAAAGAAAAAATTGAAGAAGTACAAACCGAGGGTGGTCCTGTTGAAATAGAAATGACAGAAGAAGGTGGTGCTGAAGTTTCTTTCGACCCAGCAGTTGCATCTGTTGAAGGTGGTCAAGATCATTTTGAAAATTTAGCAGAATTTATAGGCGATGATACTTTAGATGAATTAGGTTCAAAGCTTTACGATCAATACACAGAATACAAAGAATCAAGAGGAGACTGGGAACAGTCTTACAGAGAAGGTTTAGAATTATTAGGTTTCAAATACGAAAGACGAACAGAACCTTTCAGAGGTGCATCAGGTGTTAATCACCCTGTGCTTGCTGAAGCGGTTACACAATTTCAAGCACAAGCTTACAAAGAATTATTACCAGCAGATGGTCCTGTGCGTGCACAAATTTTAGGTGATGTAACACCGCTAAAACAAGACCAAGCTAATCGAGTTAAAGATTTTATGAATTATCAAATTATGGATCAGATGAAAGAATATGAACCAGAGTTTGATCAAATGCTTTTCTATCTTCCCCTGTCCGGCTCTACTTTCAAGAAAGTTTATTATGACGATCTCTTGGGTAGAGCCGTTTCTAAATTTGTACCAGCGGATGATTTAATTGTACCTTATTCAGCTACATCTTTAGAAGATGCAGAGGCTATTATTCACGTTGTAAAAATTTCTGAAAATGATTTAAGAAAACAACAGGTTGCAGGATTTTATAGAGATATAGATCTAGGTAAACCGCCCGTAACTGAAAATCAATTACAAGATAAAAAATTAGAATTAGAAGGTATTTCAAAAGATGGACAAGAAAATCAATACACACTTTTAGAAGTTCACACAGATTTAGATTTAGCAGGTTATCAAGATGAAGGTCAAGACGGAGAACCAACAGGAATTAAATTACCTTACATTGTAACGATCGCACAAGCTAATAATAAAATTTTATCAATCAGAAGAAACTATCAACCTACTGATCCTATGAAGAAAAAAATTCAATACTTTGTACAATTTAAATTTTTACCTGGCACAGGTTTTTATGGCTTTGGTTTAATTCACATGATTGGTGGTTTAACGAGAACAGCAACAGCTGCATTAAGACAATTATTAGATGCAGGAACTTTATCTAATTTACCAGCTGGATTTAAATCTAGAGGTATAAGAGTCAGAGATGATGCACAACCTTTACAACCTGGTGAGTTTAGAGATGTAGATGCACCGGGTGGAAATATTAGAGATCAGTTTATGCCTTTACCTTTTAAGGGACCAGACTCAACTTTATTATCTTTGATGGGTGTTGTGGTGCAAGCAGGTCAACGATTCGCGTCTATCGCAGATGCACAAGTGGGTGACATGAATCAAAACGCGGCTGTCGGTACAACTGTAGCATTATTAGAGCGTGGATCGCGGGTAATGTCAGCAATACACAAAAGATTGTATGTTGGATTAAAACAAGAGTTTAAATTATTATCAGAAGTATTTAAAACTTACTTACCACCGGTTTATCCATACGATGTACCTGGTGCAAGGAGAGAAGTTAAAGTTCAAGACTTCGATAATAGAATAGATATTTTACCTGTTGCAGATCCAAATATATTTTCACAGACACAAAGAATATCTATGGCGCAAACACAATTACAATTAGCGCAATCTAATCCACAAATACATAATTTATATCAAGCATATAGATCTATGTATGATGCATTAGGTGTAAAAAATGTAAATGCAATTTTACCACCACCTCAAACACCACAACCATTAGATCCAAGTTTAGAACATATCCTTGCAATGAGCGGAAAACCTTTCCAAGCGTTTCCAGGACAAGATCACAAAGCACATATTGATGCGCATTTAAACTTTATGAGATTAAATATGGTGCAAAATAATCCACTGGCCATGAATGGATTACAAAAAAACATTTTAGAACACATTTCTTTAATGGCACAAGAGCAAGTTCAGTTAGAATTTGTACAAGAAATACAAGAATTACAACAATTGACTCAACAATTAGGTCCAATGATGCAAAATCCACAAGCAATGATGCAAAATCCTATGATGATGCAGTCACAACAACGTATTCAAAAAATTACAAGCGACATTGAAGCAAGAAAAGCCAAACTTATCGCAGAAATGACAGAGGATTATGCAAAAGAAGAAGAAAAAATCATGGGTGAATATGGAGGAGATCCATTATTGAGACTAAAAGGTAGAGAATTAGATCTTCGAGCACAAGAAAACCAAAGAAAAAAAGCTGAAGGCCAAGAAAGATTGGATTTAGACAAAATGAAAGCCATGATGAACAAGGAAATACAGGAAGATAAGCTAGAACAGAACGAAGAACTAGCAGGTTTAAGAGCTGGAGTGTCATTAGCAAAGCAACAAATGGCTGATGCTAGTAAAATTCATGATTTTGGTAGAAACTTCCCTAAAAAATAGTTATAATCAAATGATAAGGAGAACAACATGACTAAAGATTATTTAAGAGGTCAAGGATTTGTCAAAGAACCTAAAATTGAGAACGAATTAGGTGTTGGCAAAGATGGAATGCAACAAGGTGGTATACCTGTTGAAATGACTGACCCAGATAAGTCTCAAGTGGTTGATGTAAAAGGTACAAGACGTATGAGACCTGACAAAAAACCAGTTAAAGCTACTTGGTACTAATATGGCTTGGTTCAGTTTAGCAAAAATTGCT